AGACTCAGAACTTCGGCGAGCACGAGCCCGTCATGATCATTTCTGCCGACAAGGATTTTATTCAGCTCCAGCAGTATCCCAATGTTCGTCAATTCTCACCTATGACGAAAGCCTTTATTAAGGAGAAGGACCCAATTAGATATCTATTCGATCATACCGTGGGTGGCGACAGTGGCGATGGTATTCCCAATGTCCTTTCTCACGACAATACATTTGTCGATAAGATTCGTCAGAAGCCTCTTTCATCCAAGAAGATCGAGCAATGGTATGCTTCACGTACTTCTCTGGATAAGGTAATGGACGAAGCCACATACCGCAACTTTCAGCGTAACACGGCACTTATTGATTTAAATAAGGTACCTCAGGACAAGAAGGCGCTTATTATAAATACATTTGAATCGGTGAAACCCAATTCAAACGTCCTAAACTATCTTATATCAAAACGATGCACTCAACTTATTGAATGTGCAGAGGAATTTAATTCACTATGAAACTAGAAATCTACGAAATCCTTGAAAAGGCTGCCGCTGCTCCAACGAGAGTGGAGAAAATTAATGTCCTCAAAAAGTATGACTCACTTGGTCTCAGGGATATTCTCCGTGCCGCCTATGATGATTTCATTGAATTTAATCTTCCTCCAGGAGTCCCCGAATACAAATCAAATGTATCAAAGGAAGGTCTCACTCCGACATCACTTCTCCGCCAGACCAAGATGATGACCTACTTTGTAAAGAAGGGTCAGGGAGACAAATTAATGCCGGTCAAGCGTGAACGTATATTTCTTCAAGTGCTTGAAGGTATCCATCCAAAGGATGCAGAGATTCTGCTTGCCGTAAAGGATAAGAAGTTTGCGGGCAAATACAAAGGTCTCACTAAGGCTTTGGTCCAAGAAGTTTGGCCAAAACTCATTGAGGTCTAACACTTTCTTGAAAGGCGCAATTGCGTCTTCTATATCATGTCGGGTAGTAAACAAACCAAAAACACATGATCGCTTCACAACTGGAAAGACTCAAGCAAGATTATACTGATCTAGACTATTATATCCAGAGATTGCAAAAAGAAGGAAATACCCTATCCATTACCGGTATGCAAAAGAAGCAACAGTTTATCAAGGAAGTAATTGAATCTCTCCAATCAGAAGAGATTATGCAAGCGGCATAATTAATGATTTACATTTGACCGTATCCGTATAGGATATACACTACATTATGAATATCTTTGTCCTAGACCGTGACCCTGTCATTGCGGCTCAGCTGCAGTGCGATAAGCACGTCGTCAAAATGATTGTCGAATCGGCGCAGATGCTCTGCACTGCACATCGTTTGCTCGATGGTACAATGCGCGAGACCAAGAAATATGTTGCCGGTTCTCTTCCCGCTCGTTGGCGCAAGGGTAAGGAATGGCTGCTTCCGAATGCAGAAAAAGACGCCAAGTTCTACAAAGCCGTTCATATGCACCATCCGTGCACAATATGGACCATGGAAAGTATTGCCAACTACGAATGGCATCACCAGCACTTCGATGCTCTGTGCACCGAATACACCCATCGTTACGGCAAGGTCCACAATACGGAAAAACTGTTACTCGAAGACCTTATTGACCCACCAACTTCCATTCCCAGCGGTCCCATGACGCAGTTTAAACTTGCCATGAAATCCTTTCCTCAATGTATGCACCCCGATGATCCTGTGCGTTCGTACCGTGAGTTCTATCAGACCAAGCAGGCTCGGTTTAAAATGACCTGGTCAAACCGCAATGTTCCAGAATGGTTCATTGTTACCTAATATGCCAAACTACGACTATCACTGTAAGGAATGTGGACACGAGTTCACCCAAATGACTCCTATTGATGACCGCGATAAGCCCACGACCGCCGAATGCCCATCTTGCCATAAGATTGGTGCCGTGTCCCGCGGAGTCACCGCGGTGAAAGTGAGCTATTCTGGTTTTAAGGATATGTACAACCGCGCAGGAAATGGCTGGAAGGAAATACAACAGAGAATTAAGAAGGGTTCGGGTCGCAAGAATTCCATCAAAACAAAATAATCTCATGGCCAAACTGAAAAACAAACAGAAAAACAAACAACCGTCAACGGTAATTCCTTTGATTTCCTACAACAATCTAAGGGTTGTTGAGCCATTAACTCTGACTCAAAAGAAAGTGTTTGCTGCGTACAAGAAAAAGAATCATCTGTGTCTTTCTGGTGCAGCGGGTACGGGTAAGACCTTTATGGCAATGTACCTTGCACTTGAGGAAGTAATGAAGGGTGAATCTCCCTATGAGAAAATCATTATTGTTCGTTCGGTTGTTCCGACACGTGACATTGGTTTCCTTCCGGGCGACCGTTCCGAAAAGGAAGCAACATATCTCACACCCTACATTAGTATCCTTGCGGAACTATTTAGTGATAAGTTGGCATGGAATAAACTGGTGGCCAAGGGTACCGTGGAATTCCTCACAACCTCATTTGTTCGTGGTATCACTCTGCGCAAGTCTATTGTGATTGTGGATGAAATGCAGAACCTCACATTTCACGAACTTGATTCGATCATTACCCGCTTGGGCGAGGACTGCCGATTCATTATGTGCGGCGACTATTACCAATCCGACCTTGAGAAATCCAAGGACAAGAGCGGTATTGTCGACTTTATGAAAATCATTTCTCAGATGAAATACTTCCATCAGTCCGAGTTCGGCTGGCAGGACATCGTGCGATCCGGAATCGTACGAGACTATATCATGACAAAAGAACTCCTTCGCAAAGAAAAATAAGCAATATGTACAACAAAGGCAAATCTGACGAATCGGACAAATTCGATCGTAATTTTCGTCGCCAGAACAAAAAGAAAAATGCTCGTCCTACTCATACGAATGAGGACGAAGAGGACTTCCGTTTGAGCGGTCCCATTGATGCCGAAGAGGTCTTCAAGAGCTACGAAGAATACGAAGATACTAAATGATTTTTACGCATAAACCCATTGATCTAGGATATAAAGACCTAGTATGTGAGACCTTAGAAACAGGGCGTACATACATGACGCCGAAAGGTACCAAGTACCCATCCGTCACTACGGTCCTTGGGATACTGAGTAAGAATGACATTCTTGCATGGCGCAACCGTGTCGGCGAAGAAGAAGCCAATCGTATCTCTCGTAGGGCTGCTGTTCGCGGTGAAGATGTCCATAAAATGGCAGAACGCTATCTGAATAATGAGACATTGGACCCAAAGAAATATATGCCGCATCTATGGCATACCTTTGGTACAATTAAACCGATCCTCGAGAAGAGAGTCAATAACATAGTACTTCAAGAGTGCCCTCTGTATTCCGATCATCTGGGTCTTGCAGGAAGAGTTGATCTTATTGCAGAGTTTGATAGTGTGCTGTCGATTATTGACATTAAAACATCCAAGAGAGTGAAGGAGAAGGAAGACATCCACAGTTACTTCATGCAGGAAACATCCTACGCGATTATGTTCGAGGAGCGCACTGGGATTCCTATTACCAACATTGTGACCATTATGGCCATTGATGAGAACGAACCACGGGTATTTAAGGAACACCGTGATAACTGGGTAAAACCTCTCCGCGAAACAATTGCAGAATACACTCGGATGAGAATCTTCGGACGGGTATAAATAAAACCATTATGATGAATGAACCTAAACTTGGTAATCCATTGCTTGATATGCTAAATGTTGAAAAGAAGCAAACCACTTCTTTTACTGATAAAGCCATTGCGCATTTACATGAGTATTATCTTGTGGGTGAAATCGAAGAAGCCTCGAAATACACCGAATGGTTCAACCAGATGCGGCACTGTCCCGCGAACGACTTCATCAAGATTTACATCAACTCCTGCGGCGGCGACCTCTGGTCGGCAATTCAATTCATGCGTGTCATTCGTGAGTGTAAGGCTCCCGTAATGGTCTCCGTTGAAGGCGCCTGTATGTCGGCAGCCACAATTGTTTTTCTTATGGCAGATGAATTTGAAATCTCGGCTCACTCAATGTTTATGTTTCACAACTATTCCGGTGGGACAATCGGTAAGGGCGGAGAGATGATCGACCAGATTAAACACGAACGTAAGTGGTCGGAGAGTCTCCTTAATGAAATCTATTCCAATTTCTTGAATCCCGATGAAATTCAAGCAATTTTGGACAATAAGGATATTTGGATGGGTGGAGAGGAAGTGGTCAACCGTCTCAATAAACGGAAGAAAGCCCTTCAAAATAAGCGAAAAAAGACTGCAAAATAAGCACTATTTTTAGCTAATGTTGAGGGTCAATCACTTAGGTAATTCTAAGTGATTTACTTTTTGAAGGTTTGTTGTAGGATGGTAGCATGTTAAACAACCCAACCTTCAAAAAGTATGAATCAACTGTTACCGACATGGAACAGTTCGGCGTCACGAACATTGATGTTTGGTACGAAAGAGCCACGGAATACCGTGTCTCGGCTCAGGACCTTGTGATGTCCCTTCTCTCTGATGTTCAACATCTTATGGGTTCCCCCGAAAACGAACTTCGGGTCCGTTACATGATCAACCGTGCTAAATGGGTGACCATGAACAAGTTGGATAACAAGTGATAATCAACAACTTAGGACAATCTAATTGATTTACTTTTAGCCAATTTAGTGTAGGATTACATCATAATGAATAACACGACCAAACTTAACCTCACATTCCGTACCGTTACAATCGGCGAGCACTTTATTTCCAGCGGCGCCATCTTTAAGAAGAAGTCGACCAGAACCGCAGCACTTGTCAGCACTGGTAGAGTTTTCTATTTTGGTCAATATGATAGCTGCATTGTTGGATGGTAACATTACTAATCAACAACTTAGGACAATCTAATTGATTTACTTTTAGCCAATTTAGTGTAGGATTACATCATAATGACCAACGACG